TGATATTGAATTAAAGATAACGACCAGTAATTTCGGAGAATTATCAACCAATTTAACCAACGACCCTCGTGGTACTTCTCAGCTTGTAGCGTTCGGGTGTGGCTCGTCATTAACTGGTAAACACTTTGACAGAATATTTACCGACGATATTGTCAACGTGAATGACAGAATCTCCAAAGCGGAAAGAGATAAAACAAAATTAATCTATCAAGAACTGCAAAACATAAAAAACCGTGACGGACGTATTTTTAACACTGGTACGCCGTGGCACAAAGATGATTGTTTTACAATTATGCCGAACATTGAGCGGTTCGATTGTTATCAGACGGGATTAATTACACCCGAAAAACTGGCCGAGATAAAAAAATCAATGACCGCTTCACTTTTCGCCGCTAACTATGAACTGCGACATATTGCTGAGGAAGATGTTATATTTGACGAGCCAAAAACAGATGAAGATATGAAACTGGTTCTGAACGGAATTGCACACGTTGACGCCGCTTACGGCGGTGAAGATTACACAGCGTTTACGATATGCAAAAAGCACGATGATAAATATTATGTGTTCGGTAAGTTATGGCACAAACACGTTGACGAGTGTGCGGACTATATAAAATTATATATGACGGAAATGAGAGCAAATAAGATATATTGCGAAGATAACGGCGATAAAGGATATTTAGCTAAAGAGTTACGCAAACTAGATATTAAAGCGATAACATACCGAGAAAATCAAAACAAGTTTTTAAAGATAACCAGTTATTTAAAAGGTGCGTGGGAGAACGTGTATTTTGTATCGGGGACGGACCACGAATATATTAATCAAATATGTGAGTTTAATGAGAACTGCGAACACGATGACGCCCCCGACAGTTTAGCAAGCATAATACGGAAACTGTATAGCAGAAATACGGAGAAATTTGAATCAGTCCTCGGGCTTATCTAGCGCACGAAAAATGTGCGCTTTTTGTGTTAAAATAATATGGTAATATCCAACAAATAAAAAAATAAAGGAGCGGTTAAAATGTTGACGTATCAGGATTTTTTAAAACACCAAGGGAGTGGACTTGGCGAATTCTTATTACAAGCAATCGAAGAGCATAAGTCGTCGCCAGAATACAGGACGGCGAAAGTTGCAGAACAGTACGACAGACAGCAGAACGTAACCATATTAAGCTATCAGAAATATCTGTACACAATGAAAGGGGCTAAAATACCCGACGTAATAAGCCCAAACCATAAACTGTGTAGCAACTTTTTCAATAGGTTTACAACTCAGCTAGTTCAGTATTTACTCGGTAACGGCGTTACTTTTGCGGAAGAGGGAGTTAAAGAAAAGCTCGGGGCCACTTTTGACACAGAACTTCAACGGGCTGGAAAATATGCGGAAATAAGCGGTGTTTCGTTTGGATTTTGGGACTTAGACAAATTAAGAGTGTTTAAGTTTACGGAGTTTAAACCACTGTATGACGAGGAGAACGGCAGCCTCAGAGCTGGCGTTAGGTTCTGGCAGTTAGCACCGAATAAGCCGCTAAGAATGACGTTGTTTGAAGAGGACGGATATACCGAATACATTAAAAAAGACAGACAAAACGTTGAAATATTAGCGGAAAAAAGGCCATACAAACTCATTGTAAAATCAACCGAGGCAGACGGAACAGAACTGTATGACGGCGGCAATTACCCGAGTTTTCCGATAGTACCGCTATATGCGAACGATTATCATCAGAGCGAACTGACGGGAATGAGGGCCAACATAGACGCTTACGACTTAATTAAGAGTGGATTTGCGAACGATTTGGACGGCCATTTACTGTACTGGTTAATTCAGAATGCTGGCGGTATGGACGACGTAGACGTGGCGAAAGTGCTTGAACGTATCAAGACAATGGGAGCAGCTATTGCGGACGAGAACGGCACAATTGAACAGAAACAAATTAATATTCCGTACGAGTCTAGAATCGCATACCTTGACAGACTGGAGCAAGATTTATACAAAGATTTCGGTGCGCTTAAAGTCGAGAACATAACAGCTGGAGGTACGACGGCCACGCAAATTAAGTCAGCGTATGCGCCGCTTGATATGAAAGCAACGGGGCTTGAATATCAATGTATCGAGTTCGTGCAAAACATTTTGAAACTGCAAGGAATAGATGCAACGCCACAATTTAAACGAGATAAGATAGCAAACTACCAAGACGAAACCACAATGGTATTACAGTCCGCTAATTATCTTGATACCGAAACGGTGCTTAAACACTTGCCGTTCTTGAGCCCTGACGAAATCAACGATATTTTAAAGGCCAAAGAGGAAGAGGAAGCCGAGCGGTACGAGATAGCACAACAGATAAGCCAAGGTAAAGGCTTTAACCCTGACGAAGATGAAGAGAATGTAGCAGCCGAAGAAACCGAAGATGAAGAAAATGAGGGCGAAGAAACCGAGGAGCAGTCAGAGGAGGAAAAAGAGAATGAACAAGAAAGCGGAACGGGAGATGACGAACGCACACAAAAGAACAGACAGACTATTACTGCAAAAAGAAAAAAAGCTAAGTGATTATTATGACAAGCATAAAAAGCTTGTCATAAGATTATTTAATCTATTTTATAAACGCCACAAAAAAGAGTTCGGACAAAAGTTGACACAGTATAAAAACGGCGAAATCACTAAGGAAGAGTATAGCCAGTACATGATAAGCCAGACAATATTGTCAAGTGATTGGCAGAAAACGCTTAACAAGTTGACAGAAACAATATCGGACATTAATGACAATGCTTTACACAGTATTACAAACAAATATTTAGGGCAGATATATCTTGACAATTACAATACGACAATACAAGCGATAGGAGATGAATTGCTTGAAGATTGAGTATGCCTCTAGTGTTGGCGACGAAGTAAGAATACACAAAATAATTGATAAAAACACAATGAAGCGAATAGATACTTCAAAAGCGTTACAGTTGCCGTATAAAGATTTAGACAAGTCAAAAGATAAAAGGTGGAACGCTAAAAAGATAAACGCCGAAATGTTGAGTGCTATTCAGAGTGGCGAAGATATAAGCACAATGAGTGAGCGGTTAATTAAAGTTGAAAAAATGAATGAAGTATCAGCGATAAGAGCCGCTCGGACTATGACAACAAGTTTTGAGAACCTCGGACGCCTTGACGGAATGAGAGCCATGAAAGAGGACGGCACGATTATAAAAAAACAATGGTTGGCCACAATATCAACAAAAAAGCACCCGACGAGAGAATGGCATCAAGCGTTAAGTGGAGAAACCGCTGAGATTGATGAGCCGTTTATTAATGTTCCGAACGGCGAAGAAGCAGAAGAGATTATGTACCCTGGTGACCCGAATGCAAGTGCGGCGAATGTGTATAATTGCCGTTGTACATTGACGTTTGTTGTGGAAGGGTTTGAGCCAACGCTCCCGAAAGGCACTATAAAAGTAGTTGATGATACGGCGAATACCCAAAAGTTAAATATACAAGATGTTTTCGGGGATTCGCTTGTACGTTTTAGTGTTAGCGACTCGACCTCAAAAATAGGGTTAGGTGGTGAAAAAGAAAAAATAGCAAATAAACTTGCCGAATTGCAAGCTAAGTATCCAATGCAACAATCAATTACACGAAAAAATTATGTAACACCAGACCAACTTTATGTTTGCGATTATGACGAGTTGCAAGACATTCTAATACAAGGCAAATATGACAAGCGTTTAAATGGAGGTTCTATTGCACAAGTGTTCGGCGAGCCCCAACATAGGACAGTTATTGGTTTTAGAACTAATCTTATGTATGAATCGTATGAATCACTGTCAGAGAAAAGACTCAAAGCTATAAAATCAAAAGAAATACTCGATTCTGTATGTGGTGCTTGCGCTGAAACTGTTACCACGCATGAGTGGGGGCATGTGATGAGCGACCACATTACAAATGGAATAATTCACGATGACTTAAACTCAAAAGCATACTGGGAATGGTATAAAACATTAGATAAAGAAATGATACGCAGAGGGCTAAGTGATTATGCTACAGTTAGTCGGGGCGAGTTTGAAGCGGAATGTTTTTGCGAAATGTTTATGGAAAATCCACGCCCGTTAGCTCTGAAATATAAAAAATTTTTGGACGAAGCAATAAAAAGGGGGTATTAAAATTGCTAACAAAAAAAGAACTGAAGGAATATATGAAACAGGGGGAGGAATACCCGTTAGACAAAAATGGTAAACCGATAAAAATAAAAGGGGGCAACAAATATGGCAACATACAGTACACACGGAATAACAGTAGAGTTTCAAGATAATAGCCCTATTGTACTTGAAGCGTTAAAACACGCCACGCATCGAGGGCTTGAAGCGTGCGGAGCAGTAGCGGAAAATTACGCAAAACAAGAATTATCGAAATCAAAACCGCATAAACGTGGCCCGTCAAGGCCAAACGTAATCACGGGCAGATTAAGAAACAGTATCTCTCATACTCTTGGCAGTAATGTAGGCAGTGAAATAGCGGTATATATCGGAACGAATGTCAGCTATGCGCCGTTTCTTGAACTGGGTACTCGAAACATGGACCCGTACCCGTTTTTAAAACCAGCCGCAACAGAACATACTGACGAATACAGAAATATTTTAAAAGATAGTTTACAAAACGCTTGAAAAATAAAAAAATTAATTTGTGGTATACTACCATTATAATCTAACCACGAAGAACTGTGGACGAAGAAAAGGAGATTATACACATGGGTTTAAACAGAGAAAAGTTGTCAGAATTAGGTATTAATGAGGAGGCCGCTCAAGAAATACTTAAAATTCACTGGAGTGTTGTCGACGGCATGAAAGGTAGAATTGAGGAATTGAGAAATTCCGCTGACAGAGTACCAGCTTTAACGAAAGAGCTGGAGAAGTTGAAATCCGAAAATTTAAGTTCCAGCGAGTACAAAAACAAGTATGAGTTGGAGAAAAAGGCTTTTGAAGATTTCAAAAAGAATATTGAAACCGAGAAAGTCAACAGTACCAAAGACAAGCTTTACAGAAAGTTACTTGCGGAAAATCACGTCAAGTCAAATAAAATTGAT